GGACTCCTCCGCCAGCGCCGCCTTTTGCCCATCCACCATGGCCGCCAATTGGGTGCGCTGCAGTGCTTCCGCACTCAAGCCTTCCTGGATCTGTGTGGCCAACTCAGTCTTGGCCAGAGCCAATGTTGCCCGGGCCTCTTCCTTGTTTCGCTCGCCGGTCAGGATGTCTTGCAGCAAAGCCTGCGCCGTGCGCTCGCTCTCTTTTTGGCTCAATGCCCTAGATGCCGAGATCTGGCTTTCGCGCGAGGCAGTCTCTGCACGGTCACCCTCAACACGGGCGGTGGCTTCATCCGTGATCTGGGCCTGCAGTAAGGACTGTGCCTGCTCCACTACTGCCGCCAACTGCTGGCGGGCCTGCGCTTCAGCCGCGTCGCCAGCGGATCGAGCGCTTTGCTCATTGGTGATTTGCGACGAAAGTGAGGCATCCACACCATCGAGCCGGGTGGCCAGCTGCTGGCGCGCCAGGGCTTCGGCCTCATCACCCGCCACGCGGGCAGACTGCTCTGCCGTGACTTGCGCAGACAGATCGCTGTCCTTGCCATCCAAACGGGCAGCCAGAGCGGTGCGGGCCGCCGCCTCGGCTTCATCGGCGGCAATGCGGGCATTGCGCTCGTCTGTCACTTGCGCGCCCAGGTCGCTGTCCGCCTGCTGCAGCTGCGCGGCCAGTTGCTGCCGGGCCGTGGCTTCGGCACTGTCCGCCGTGGCGCGGGTCAAGGCCTCCTCCTCCAGCAACGCCGCCAGCGTGTCGGTCTCGCCCTTCATTTGCGCACGCAGGGCTTCGCGCTGTGCCGCTTCGGCCGCGTCGCCATCTACACGGGCAGCTTGCTCAGCTTCAATTGCGGCAGTAGCTTGCTGCTGGTTGCCCTGTATCGTGGCCGCCAGAGCTTGGCGCTGGCTGGCTTCGGCCGCGTCTGCCGTGGCGCGCGTCACCGACTCCAGCTCCAGTGCGGCCGCTTGCTGGTCCACGGTAGCCGCCAGCTGAGTGCGTGCTGCCGCCTCTGCTGACAGCCCCTCCTGTATCGAAGCGCTCAGCTGGTTGCGCGCAAACGCCAAGGCGTCCTGGGCCTGCACTCGGTTGTATTCACCGTTCAGGATGTCCTGCAGCAGAGCTTGTGCGGTCTTGTCCGATTCACGCTGCAACTTACTCACAGCAGTGACCGTAGCCGTGATAGCTGGCACATCCAGCGCCGACAAGGTCAGCTCGGCACTACCCAGCCTGGTTTGCAGGGCATCTTGCGCGGCCTCATACTCGGCCCGCGTCACGCGCAAGGCGATCTGCGCGCCCAGGGCATCGAGATTGCTTTCTGCGGTGGTCAGCCGGGCAACGGCATTCTGCAACTCAAGTGCCTCGGCCTTACTGCTGAGCGTGCCGTTGATGCTGTCGAGCTGCTGCACCACATTGATAAGGCGTGCATCCAGACCCTCATACAGCAGCAGATCTGCCGGCGAAAGCACTGCCTCGGCAATCCTTCCGTCCACGTAAGCCGTGGAGGCCTTGAGCTGCAACTGACCAGACAACGCATCCAGCAACACCTCCAGATTGGTGACCTGGGTTTTGGTGGTCTCGAGCCCGTAGATCTTGACCTGGCCAGTGGCTGGATCGACATACACACCGGCATCGGTGATGCGCTCGAGCGCAGCATCGGCAGCCAGCGCAGCTTCCAGCAAGCCTTTGGCCATATCCTCCATATTGCCGCGCACCTGCTGGTTCAGCGCATCTTGCTGAGCCGCTGCGGTCACCAGGCTTTTGCCCAACGGACCGCCTTCAACGTCAATCAGGTCAAGGCGCTTGAGATCCACCTTCGCCACAGACTCCAGCTGTTCAAGGCTGAAGTCGTTGAGCGCGCCAATGCGGTCAAAGTCAATCAGATCAATCTGGTCGATCTTGTCCAACAAGATGGGGGCGAACTGCGAACGGTCGATCTGCCCCTGCAGGACATCCAGCAACTTGGCAACATCTTGGCCAGTTTCAACCGCTAACCCATTGATTCCACCAGCGGGCGCAGCAGATAGAACACCATCGGCGCTAAGCCACTTGATCCACAGCCGCCATTTAGTAGCTGGATTGGTGGAATAGCTCGCAACGATCCCGCCGAACCTCATGAGCTCTACCGCTTGATCGAAGGTTGGCAACTGAGCGTCAGACTCATGGATGACGCCATACACCACAGTCATCGCATGCCCACGCCCTTGTTTATAGGCTGGTGCGTCATGCTCAATGACGATGTTTGAAATAGCAGCATTTGCAATGAAACCCGTTGGGGTCGGTGGGGGAGTCAAGTCTGGTTGGTACTCTCCAGCACCGCCGGGCACCAGGCCACCACCCGCCCCCGGCTTGGCAATCCCGGAATCAATCAAGTCCTTGGCCGTCAGGGCCCGGCCATTGCCGCCGCGCCCCATCAGCACGCGCAGCTCCTCGGTCACGCGCTGGCTCCAGTTTGGCGCGTTGGTTCCGGGCAAATCCTTGCGAGGAGTCGTTGCCATCAGCGCAGCTCCTCCACGGCCTGTGCAAGGGCCACGCCCTGCACTGCCTGCTGGCCCGACAGATCAATCTGCCAGGCGCGCGCGGGAATGGGTGGCAGGCGAAACGCTTCCGGCCCCGGCGCAAACAGGGTGAACTGCACCCCGCTGCTATTGCCGGAGCTCACCGCCACACAGCGCGAGCCAAAAGTCGCAATGTGGGCCGCCACCTCGCGCGCACTCAGCTCCAGGGCATTGAGCTTGACCGTCACCGGGTAGCCATCCGCCACCACCTTGCACCAGCCAAAGCTCGCCGGCGCCGGCATGGAGAACACCTTGGACACAAAACGCGCGCTCATCAGGGCCGCGCCCGCATCCCATTTGCGCACCTTGGTGCCGTCCAGCACATACAGCGTATCCTGCAGCCGGTCCAGGTAGAGCGCGTCAAAGCCTTTTTCCAGATAGAAGATGCCCGTGGGATTGATCGGGTCCACCAGAAAACCGCGCCGCACACCGCCGGCGTCGGTATAAAAGCCCAGAAACAGCCCCTCATACAGGCCCGCCACCATGCCCGCTGGCTTCATGGCCAGCCAGTCATCGCGCGTCAGCAGCCCGGCCGTGATCAGCTTGGCACCGCCCGCCCCGTAGTAGGCCAGGCCGTCGGGGGCCGGCCAGGCCACACCATGGCCGAAGCTCACCACGGCCTGGGGTGCCAGGCAGGCCTGGCCCACCTCCAGCGGCTGCTCGTCCAGGCTATCAGGCGAAGTCCCGGCCACTAATACCGGGTCGGCCGTGGTCAGCACCAGCAGTCGCTGCCCGAAGGTGGCCAGCGCCAGCGGCTTGGCATCCGGCGGCAAAGTCTCATAGGCCATGGGCCAGGCATAGGGCTTGTAGGCCTCGCAGTAGCGCACCGCATTTCCGCTGATGCCCGCCATCATTCCGTTCCACATGGCCGTCAAGTACGACAGATCCTGCGGAGGCTCCAGCCAAGTCACAGTCTCCAGCACCTCGCCCAAAGTACGCCCATCGTCGGTAGTGCTGGCAACGCCTGCGGCAATCTCGCGTAGGAAGAAGAATTCGGCCGTACCGGTCGTACCGGTCTGTGTACGGTAGATCCGCACGCGATTGATGACAAACGCACCAGAAGGAGGTCCAAGAATGGCCGAGATAGTGACTGTCGCGTCCGTGGGTGCCGTCAGCGCGGCCGATACCGGCCCTGGCGCGCTCTCCTCGCCCTTGTCCGTCACATAGGTGTAGACGTAGTAGCGCACCTCGGTTTCCGTGCTGCTGCCGCCTGAAGCCGCCACCGTGGGCGCGGAAATGGGCGCGGGCACCCCCAGCTTGCGCCAGGCCGCCGGATAGGTTCCGCCAGCCAGCGCTATCGTGTTGTCCGTCCATTTCGGGAAGCCGTCACCGGTGTAATAGGTGCGCTCCGTCGTGTCGTCGGCCACCATGGCGCGCACGGCATGCACAATGCCCGTCCAGGACATCCAGTAGCGCCCATCCTCGGCCACATCGCGGCCAAAGCGGTAAATCGTCTTTCTGCCGGCGGGCACCGTCGCCACATCCAGCGGATCGCGCCAGGGCCGAAAGTCGCCGCGCCCCGGCTTCTGGTTCCACGAAACCGTGCCCACCGACTCCGGCAGCAGCTTGGGGTGCGGCGCATTCACGGCGCCAGAGAAACCAGAAACCGTAACCTTCATCACCACCCCTTAGAAATACGGGCGCACGCGCGGCCGCACCGCAGCCCGACCGCGCCACACCTCGACATTGATGGTTTCGCAGCGCGTATGGAAGTCGCCGCGCAAGACGGGATCACCGCGCAGGCGCGCCACGGCGCCGAGAGCAATCACTTCGCTGTATTGATCAAACACGGCGTCGTCGATGCCCATGGCCATATCGCTGGGCTTGAGCGTCACATCCAGCACCAGGGCCAGATCTGCAGCCACGGGGCGGTGCAGCACCACCTTGCGCGCATCCGGTGTCATCAGGTACTGGCCGTCGCCCTGGCCCTGGCGCCACAGGACCACGGAACCATGCCCGGACAGCTCTGCGCCCTCCACACGCACCAAAGCGGTCTGCTCGAGCAGCGGGATCTCATAGGCGGTTTTGTCACCCACGGTCGTGATCGGCTCCAGCGTCGTGCGCCAGGCGCGCGTGCGGTGGCAGAAGTCCTGGGCCGCGCGGCGCAGCTGATGCACCACGGTAGGCTCAGGCGTGCCAAGCTCCACCGCGGGCAGCACGTCGGGGAAGAAGTCCGCCCAATCGCGCATCAGCGGCTCACAACGTCCGTTGTCGCAGCGGCAGTGGCCGCGCTGCTGCCCTGGCGGAAGTTGGGATTGGAGACAGACACCGGCGCGATGGCCATGGTGGTCTTGAGCTCGATACCCAGCGCGGTGGCAAATGCCGCGTAGTGAGCCTGGGCGCGTGCGCCGTTGCCCGCATAGTCCGCGTCCTTGAGATACACGCGGTACAGCATGTAATCCAGCAGCGCGTTGGCGTAGATGTCAGCTACCGAGATGTTGCCCACCACCGCGGTGTAGTCGCTGCCTGCCGCTGGCTCGCTGATGTCCGTAGGCGTGGCCGAATAGTTGATCTCCACCTTGGCGGTGATATTGGCCGGCGGGTAGACCCAGAACGCCTTGGGCTCGCGCGGGTCGTACATGTAATGCACGATCTCGTCCGAGCCGGTGATGTTGTGCCAGTTGGGCATCTGGGCATCCAGAATCTCGCGGCTGCAGATGCGAATCGCGCGCTTGCTGGTTGTCGTCGCGTTGCGCTGCACGTCGATCAGCTTGGCGCCGTCGTTGGGCAGCGCCTGCTTGGTACCGGCCACGCAGGTGATGGTCGCGCTCTTGTTGAACGCATCGGGGCGGTGCAGCATGATTTCACGCTGGCCGTCATTGAGATAGCGCACCCACTCGCCCACAGGCCAGCGAATCGAGGTGGTGTCTTGCGTGGTGACCACACCGCGCTGAACGACGTCTTTGGCTGCAATGGGCATGGATTACTCCTTGGAGTCAGCGCGCAGGGCGGCTGCCAGCAGGTCGCGCAGCTCGCCCACCTTCACGCTGTTGCCCTTGGGCAAGTTGATTTCGTTGGACTCGGCAAACGTGCGGATCTGCGCTGCCGTCCAGTCGCTGATGTCGATGGTTTCGCCCGCTTCGTTGGCGAACACATAGGGCGACTCGCTGGCGCTCTCATCTGTACCGGTGCTTTGGCCCTCGCCGGAGGCCTGCTCCAAAGGCTTGTCGGTGTCCTCGCCACCCTTGGCACCATCGCCCGTGCCTGAATCGGCGGAGACAGAGGCAGCGGCTGCTTGGTTCAGCTCCTGAAGCTGGCGCTTCAAAGCTTCAATCTGGCTGGTCTGGTCGGCCACCACCTTCTGTAGCTCTTCAGCATCAGCGGGAACGGTCGAACCAAGGCTGGCCGTCAGTTGCTGGGCGACAGTGCCGCCCTGTTCGACAGGCTCATACAAGCGATAGGCCTCGGTGATGGACAGCAGTCGCGCGGCGGCTTTTTCGTGCTGCACTTCTGCCACCACGTCCTTCTTGTCGTTGGGCTTGAACTGAATGGATTGGCCGTAGAGCTCCACGATCGTGGGCTCGTTACGGCGGTATGCGTGGATGGCGGTCATGTGGCACTCCTTGCCGGTTCAATAAAGAAAGGGCCGCGCGCACGGCGCAGCCCCTTTACACACTCATTGCCTGGGGCTGCGCGGCTCAATAACGCATGCGGACCAGTGCCAGCACTTGCTTGCCGGCGGTAGCAGAAGTCGCGGCCGCTGTGGTCACCTTCAGGCCCAGCTTGCGCGCGGTGTCGCGGTTGGCGAATGCCAGCGCAGCCGAGTTGGCCGTGGCCACCGAACCGGCAGCGGCGGAGCCTGGCTTCAGGCCGGTGTCGTAGACCGTCGCCAGGTCAGTGCCGGCTGCATTGATCACGCCCAGCGAGAAAGCCAGTGTGGGAGCCGCGTTGCTGTCCAGCTGGGGCGCCAGCACGTCCACCGCCACCAATTGCACTTTGGGGGGAATGTCCAGCAGCTCCAGCAGATCGTTGGCGGCAAGAGCAACGCTGGGCAGAGTCAGATCCACGGCCACCGTCAGCACGCTGGCGTCGAAGGGTTGCGGCACAGCCTTCTTGCCGGTCGCAACATCGGATTGATATTTGGGCATTTGAAGCTCCTATGTCTGATGAGGGAAAGGGCTGGTGAAGCCACGGCCCACGGCGCGGGCCGCGGGCTCATCAGGCATTGGGGTCGGTGTTGGCTGTGTCGATGGCCATCACGCCGAAGTCGCGTTGGACGTTGCCGTCCTTGGACTTGTAGGTGGCCTTCTTCACGCCCATGATTGCGTGGGTACCGATGGCAACGCTGTTGTCGTGGTCCTTGGAAACCTCGGTCCAGCGGAAGCGCGTGCCGGTTTCGTTGTCGCCGTAAGCGATCAGCGCGGCCTGGGCGCCCAGGAACAGCGCGCGTGCGGCGTTCACATTGCCACCCGCGCCGTAGTCATTGAAGCGGATCACGTTGCGGTGCTTGTGCAGCACCACATCGTTGTACATGCCCAGCGTGCCCTGGAAGATCGGGTTCTTGTTGCCCTCGGCTGCCGCGGCTGCCTTCTGGATGTCCAGCCAGCCACCGGTGCCCGCATCCTGGCGCATGGCGTCGGCCTGGTAGGTGTGCATCAGGCAGATGTAGTGACTGCCGCCCTCGATGGAGACGGGGATCATCGACAGCTCGTCGGTACCGTCACCGCCCATGGTTTCGGCCTTGGCCACGGCCTTGTCGATCAGACGCAGCTTGAAGGTGTCGCCAGAGGTCAGCGAAGCCTTGGACGTGGCCGCGCCTCCAAACAGGATGTGCTGGCTGTCGGGCGCCGTCAGGGGATTGACCTCGAAGAAGGGATTGCTGGCAGACCAGACAAAGCCCGAGCCATGGCCGCGCGAGCCGGACAGGTAGATGAAATACAGCTCGTCCTGCAGACGCTTCCACCAGTCAGTGCCGGCGCGCTTGGCATCACTGCGCAGGTCGCGCAGCGTGCGCTTCTTGGTCATGCGCGAGCCCAGATCCGCGCCGCCGCGCACCTGGTCGATGCGCAGACGGTCGGTGTAGTACTTGAGCGGCGCTTCCTTGCCTTCCAGGGTCTCATCGCCAATGATGGGCTCCTGGTTGATGGGCATGAGCAGGTCAACGGTCACTTCGTCACCGGCGCCCTGCTGCAGATCATCGATACGCTGGATGGGAAGGCGCGAATCCTTGCCATTGCCCACGAATTTGCGGGACCAATAGCTTTCCTTGTTGATGGCCACGGCCATCAGGGAGGCCCATTTCTTGACCGCTTGCGGGTCGTTAACACCGATAAGGGTACGCATAACGCTACTCCTGCCCTTGCGAGCACTGAGCGCGTCTTGCGCTTGAACCGGGCAACTGCCCCCGGCGGCAATTTGCTGCTTGAAAATGGCGCCAGCAAAGGCGCCGCAGCTAGGAAAAAAGAATAATCGTGATTTCCAGGAAATCAAGTACCCATGGGGGCGTGGCGCCGCGCATACACGGGCTTGTGGCCCCGGGGCTCGTCACCCCGCGCATGCGTGGGCTTGTCCACCACCACGTCGTCTTCAAGGTGCAGGCTCAACTCAGCCCGTTGGCCCGTGCGTTGGCGCAGCGTCACCACCACGCGGCCGCCGTCGAAAGACAGGCTCTCGCCTGCCTTGATCTGTCGTATGAGTCTGCGTCCGGACATCAGGCCCCCAGGTAGCGTTCTTGTTGATCGGGCGTCATGCGGGCCAGGGCTTTTTCCAGCGCCGTGCCCTCCAGGCCATCCAGGTGAGCGAACTCGCTGCCCACCGAAGCGTCGGCCGCGGCAGGAACCCCGGCCAGCGTGGGCGGCAGTGCCGAACGGTCGGCAGCAGCAGGCTTGCGCACTGGCGGTGCGGCTGGTGCGGCCGCGGGTGCTGCACCTGGCGCAGCAGCGGGAGCCGAAGCCTTGCCAAAGCGGCGCAGCATCAGTGCCTGAGCCTCGGCCAGCGCGTCGCGCGAAGCAGCCATATTGCCGGCAGCATCGGTCAGGCCGCGATCAATCGCATCCTGAGCAAACAGGCGGATAGCGCGGTCGAACTGCGCGCCTGCCTCCCCGTCCAGGTCGATGCCGGCGGCTTTCAGCTCCTTCCGTGCCGCGCCCAAGTGCTGGCCATACTCCTGCATCATGGCGTCTTGCTGCATCTGGGAGCGCGCCATGTCTACGGCTGCCGCGCGTGCCAGGTCGTCCAGCTTGTCCTGCACGCGGGACTCCACCTCTTGATAGGCCTCCTGGTCAATCTCGCCGTCCAGCAGCTGCTGCAGAGCGGTGGCCTTTTCGGCGCGCAGGGCCGTGCGCTGCTCGTCCGCATCGGCGGGAGACACTGGCTGGATCGCTGCAGGGGCTGGTGCGTCCGCATCATCGTCAGCCGCGCCCTCTTCCTTGGCGCCAGTTGCCGCGCCGGCCGCAGTGTCGTCGGCGCCAGGAGCGGCACCTTCTGCAGGTTTGTTGGCTGCTGCCGCGGCCGCGCTCTCGCCATCATCATCATGATCATGATCATCAGCAGCTGCAGCAGTAGCCGCGCCGGCTTCACCAGACTCGCCCGCAGGGGCCTGCAGATCCTGGTCGTCCTCTGCCAGGTCGCGCAGTGCTTCGCGCTCTGCTTCGCTCAGTCCGGCCAGGTCTTCTTCGCTAAACATGGACATAGTGGCTCCTTTACTCGGTGGGTACCGGTTGGGTCAGTGGTTGGGGTTGGGGCTGCGCCGTGGCTTCGGCTGGCGCGGTGGGATTGATTCCGTCATCAGCCAATCCGGCCGATGAGGTGATTTCGTCGGCAGCGGGTGCGAGGCCGGGCTGTGCGGTCACGATCTGGGCGCCTTCCAGCGCTGCCAGCATGGTCTGTACCTTCTTCAGGATGTCGTCCACGCCCAGCTTCTTGATCTGGGCCTCCGCCAGCTGGATCTCTGTCTGCATCTTGGCCAGCTGGGTGCGCTCCGTCTCGCGGGCCATCTGCTCGGCTTCGGCCTGCTTGGCCTGCGCATCCTGGTCGGCCTTCATCTCTTCGGGTGTGGGCGGCTTGCTGGGGTCGCGCTGGCCGTTGATCTTGCGAATCCGCGCCACCCACTCCTCCTTGCCCTGGATGTCGGCAGACTCCACCACCAGGTCCAGCACCGACAGCACCACCTGGGGCGCGTAGGTGGCGATCTGACCCAGCAGGCCAAACATCTGCTCCAGCGCGGCCTGGGCCATGGAGGAGCGGTAGTCCTGCGCATCCACGATGAAATCCGCTTCGCGCGCCGTGATGTCGTTGAGGATCTGACCAGTGGCAGGATCCACCTGGTTGATCGTCAGCCATTCAATGGGGCGCTGGCCCTCGCCAACGATGCGGATCACCTTTTCCTCGGTGTAGAACTGCTCGATGTGGCTCAGGCGCAGCTGGCCAGCCTGGCGAATGGCCAGCAGCAGGTTGTCGAAGAACTCGCTGGTGGTCAACGAGCCCTGGTCCTGCTTGGCCAGGATCGCGCGCCCGCTGTTCGCGTTGGTGTCGCGCCCCAGGTTCTCATCGGTCACGCCGCCGGCATTGCGAATCAACTGCGCATCCTGGGCAGCCAGCTCCACATTGGCCTGGAAGTCGCCCATGTTGTTGTCGAACTTCAGCGCTCTCTGGGGATTCGTGATGATGATGCCGTCAGGGCGCGCAGCCTCGTCGCGCAACTCGTCCCAGTCATCCACCGCACCCTTTTCCGCAATGATGCGGTTCACGCTCAGTGCGTACAGGGCCTTAGAGCGGCGCTTGTTCAGGTCGTCCTGAATGTCGCGCATGCCGCGCCAGGCACCATAGGCCAGGCCATCGCGCGCGCGGCGATAGCCCCAGATGGGGACCATCAGAAAGCGGTTGTGCTTGAACGGGCTCGCCATATCCAGGCAGGGCGCGTCCTTGGTGCACAGCATCAGGCGCATGCGGAACTTGACGGCCTCATACAGGCGGGCGCGGCCCTGTTCCTGCTCGAAGGCGTGGCGCGGATCTGCCGGGTTGAACACCTTGCCCGCAAAGGGACCATCAGCGAACACCGGCACTCGCTCAGGGATGCGGTACCAGCATTCCAGCAACTCCACCGAACGGCGGCTGCTGTTGTCGTAGTAGCCCGCACGGGACATATAGGCCGCGCGCGCCCCGTAGATGCTGCTGGCCGTTCCCCATTCCGTCTCGCTGGCGCTGGTCAGACGCTCGCCCAGGTACCAGATCCCGTCCGGATCCACGTCGTCGTGGCGGCCAGCCTGGGACATCAGGTGATCGCGGCTGCTCGGCAGCAGTGCCACGGCATAGTCCAGGTCCACCACGCGGCGGCGAAACAGATAGCGCGCGTCCACGTTGTAGTCGATGTTGCGGCTATGGCTGTCGCGGTAGACGTTGCGCCAGTCCTCCCAGCCCGAATAGATCAGCTCGGACTCGGGGGCGCGGTTGGCCCCCTCTTCCAGCCAGCTCAGGCCTGCGGTCACGGCCTGGCGGAATGCGCGGCTGCGGTGCCACTGGGTCATGTTCACGTCGTCCGTGTACTTGATCAGCTTGGTTTTGACCTCGGCCATGGCCTCGTCGTCGCGCTCACGCGGCAGCACCTTGTAGTCCTTGCGCATGCGCTTCTCGGTACCGCAGATCCATTCAATGGTCTGCCGGCCCTCATTGAAGACCACCGGTGCCTGGCCGCGCTCCATCAGCGCCTGGGCATCCTCGGGCTTCCACTGCAGATGGTCTTGGTAGTCCTCGTCGATCTGCATCTGCTGGCGCTCCTCACCCTGGCGCTCGCTCTCGTACTTCAGCAGCTCCATCAGCGTGGTGTGCCGCTCCCTGGTCAGTTCGTCATTGCCAGCTGCCGCGCGCTCGGCGGGCTGCTCTTGATCGGCGTTGCTCGAGGAGTCTGCTGCTCGAGCGCTGGTGGGAATGTCGCGCACTTCAAACATCACAGCACCTCGCTATGCAGATCCTTGCCATAGGCCCGGGCGGTGACTTCGATGCCCAGGCGGTGACGCTTGACCTCCAGGCTGGGGGGCTGCTCCAGTGGCATATCCACCAGGTCGGGCATGCCTTCGCAGATGATGTCCAGCATGCGGCTGATGCTGCTGCGATCCGTCATCGTGAAGCCCATGGTTTCGGCAGCCAGCGCCGCGGTCTTGATGAACTGCGGCGTGGGGTTGCCCTTGGCATCCACATAGGCATAGGCATTGCGCTGGGGAATCACATAGGAGCCCGTCTCCATGCGTCGGAAGGCTGGAAACAGCACCATGCAGGGCTCAGGGTCCCCGTCCGCTGTCTCGTCGCCTGCGGCGCGCAGGTCCAGCCATTGAAAGCTGCAGACCACATCGCCAAGAACGCGCTGGCGCCAGGCGCGCTCGCCGCCCAGCTCGACCATGGGAGTGCCGCGTGGGCCGAGAATTGAGGTCATGTCACCCTCCAGGACAGTTTGCGCCGCGCTTGACCGGCGGCACGGGGTTTGACGGTGGCCAGACCTAGCCCCGTCACAATGAGATAGCGCGTCGCGTCCATGGCGTGGTCGTCCTTCTTGACGATCTGCCCTTTGTCGTCGCGCCGGTAAATGCGGTATTCGTTGAGCCAGTCGTGCATGGACTTGAAGACCTTCAAGCGGCCCGTGCTCATGCGCTCCCAGACTTGGTAAATGCCGGCTTCCACGCCGTTATTGGCCGGCACCAGCTGCAGGCCCAGATCCACATAGTTCTGCAGCAACTGCTCGCCGTCTTTCTGGCTGCGGCCGCGCGATGCCGGATCGATGGCGCCCGGTATCCAGTCGCCGCGCGCCTTGATCGATGCGGCATGCACCGATGGCTCTGCCTGGCCGCGATAGTGATTGCTGTAGAGGTAAACAATGTCCGAGTCGCGGTCGTGCGCGCCCCAGACAGCAGCCGTGCGGTTCCAGCCCACATCCATGCCGTAGGCCCGGGGCCAGAAGTCGGGGAGCTGGAAGTCCGGCACCACGATGTCGCTCTCGGGCACCGGGTAAATCGCGCCGGCACCCAATGCGGGCACGCCTTTGGTCCGCGCATCGCGCTGGTGAGGCATCAGGCGCGACAGCAGCTTGGCCTTGGCTTCCTCGGTCAGGTGGGGCACATCGTCCCAGCCACACTGCACCACCGCGCGGCCGATCACCTTGCCCTCCGGGTCGGGCGATGTCAGCTGCTGCACCAAAGCCGTCAGGCCAGACAGCGGCGTGAATGTCAGCATGGAGATGCCCTCGCGCGTCATCAGACGCACCTGGCCCTCCTCGTAAACGTCCTCGGGGCATTCCTCGTCAGCCCAGAAGATGTCCAGCTCGAAGCCCTGGAAAATCTCGCGCCCCTGCACATAGCTGCGCATCCACAGCTCGGACTCGCCGCCGCTCTCGTGCCGAATCATCGCGCGCTCGACAGCGCCCTTCACATGGGAGCGCGCCACGATGCCCGTGATCGAATCGCCAGGAATCAGCCCGGTACCGAAGTTCTCAGGCTTGTCCGTGGTGGACCCCAACAGCTTGAGCTGCAGAATGTCGCGCGTTGTCTCGTGGGTATCGCCAGAGATCAGCGCGCGCACGGGCTTGGTGAAGCGATGGCCTGCCCACCACCAGGGATAGCGCCCCGTCAGGTGGTAGGCCAGCTCGGTACCGGCGGCCATGGTCTTGCCCACACGGTTGCCGGCCATGAAAACGCGCTCGCTGCAGGTCGCGCCCAGCTCGAAGAACTCCACATGGCGGGGATACAGCGCACGGCGCAATGGCCCGGCGTCCGGGAACATGGTTTCGAGCATGCGAGTACGCCGGCGGCGCTCGAGCTCGTCCAGCAGACCGCCCAGCTCGATACGCTGCTCAGGGGTGAGGTGCAGAACGGAGTCAGCCAGCATCGCCGCCCTCCGTTGGGCCCACCGGCACGATGCTGGCTACAGAGACGCCCAGCTTTGCCAGGCGCTGCAGCAAAGCGTCATCGCTCATCACCTTGTGGTCGACAGTCCCCTCGACCTGCACCTTGTCGCCATAGACGCGGGGCTTGAGCTTGGCGGCAATCCACTTGCGGGCATCCACGCGCAGCTTGTTGCGGGCCACCGCCGTCTTGTCAAAGGCCACGGCAATCGTCTCGCCCGTGCTCATGTCCGTGATCGGTGCGTATTCGCACTCGTCTGAAATCGCCACGATTTCGTCGGCCAGCTTGTCCGAGCGATCCTCGCGCGCACGTGCGTACATCTCGGCGCGTGAGCTGTCGGCGTTGATCCAGTCCAGCATCGTCGTATAGGCAAACTCGTTCTGACGGCAGAAATCGGCCATGTGGCCGCCTTCCAGAATGAATGCCAGGAACTGGTCAAGCGCACCAACACCCGACGACCACTTCTGAAATGGCGTCAGGGGCTTGGCTGCTTTCTTGGGGGGTGTGGTCTTGGTGGCCGCAGGCGGCTTCTTGGTGGAAGCCGGGGCCTTGAATGAGGCAGTACGGGCGCGTGTTGAGACGGGCTTCGTGGCCGTCGTGGCGTTTTGATCAGGTGACGCGCGCTTCTTGCTCAAGTCCTGTCGTTTACATGCCCTCTATTGGGCGCGGGCAATGAAACGACAAATCGTTGAAAACATCAAGGGGGGTCGATCCGCCCGCCATGGCTCCTGCGCGCGGGCTGTCGGCATAGGCGGATCGTGCGGCTCAGAAAGCTGAAATGCGCTCGCCCAGAATCACAGACAGCTCGCGCATCACATCGAGCTGGCGGCGCAGGCGGGCTTGCTCTTCGGGGTCCAACTGGCGGAACAAGGCATTGCGCAGAATGAACTCGTCCAGCCTGGTGATTCGGATGTCCAGCTCCTGCTTCTCATCCAGCACGCGCTGCTGGTGGGGCGGGACCGTGCAACCCACTACCTGCCAGTCTTCGGCCAGGGTGTCATTGATGCTCGGCGCCCAGGTGGAGACTGTCTCGTCCACGTTCTTGAGGGCCAGGTAAGCCGCATAGGGCACCATCGCGCCCTCGCCAAAATGTGCTTTGGCTGCACCTGTCTGCGCTGGGTAGCTGGCAGCAGGAACCAAATAGATGAACAGGCCTTTGCCGTTCCAGCCGGTACGTTGCAGGCGCTTGCCCAGCTTCAATTCTTTGATGGCGTCACCGAAGTTCATTGGGGGTTCTCCTTGGTTTGGGGGATCACTGGCCAGGCTGCGCGGCAGGTTGCCGCATCAGCTGCGTGGCCATCAGCTCGGATTGCCAGCTCCGTGTATCGCTGGCTGCACTGTCCGAATACTTTTCCGAGGGCTCGGGCGTACTCGATGAGGGCGGCGGGGGAAGCGTCAGCAAGTCGCTGCTCGGCATCGGACAGTTGCTGGCGCAGGCCGTCACGCTCACGGCGAGCGCGATCAGCAGCAGCCTGCAAAGCGGCCTGCTTCTGGATTGCGTCATTCAAGGCTCCTTGGTATTTTTCGTTGACCGTGCGTTCCACGGCCAGCAAGCGCCGGCCGGCGGCCGTGCGTTCATCAGCGATCTGCTCGCGGTACTGGCTGGCCTGCAGGCGTTCGTCGGCCAGGTCCGCACCTATACGGGCCTCCTGGAAGTACCAGACGCCGGCACCAGCGAGAGCAGCCGCAACGATGTGAGTAATTGCCCTCACTGTCATGGCAGTACCCCGGCCATGAAGTGGCCATCCCGGCCCCAGCTCGAGCAAAGCTCGGCCGTCGTGCCGCGCCGATCCACCAGCCCGGCCAGCACGGCGCTCTTGCCGTTGACCGTGCCGCGCACCCATTTGGGCATCTGGGCGCAGGCACCATCCAGATCCCCGGCATTGGCCAGGGCCCGCATCGTGCTGCCGGCCACTTGCGCCTCGCCAAGGTTGTAGATCATGTCGATGAGGCTGGCCTGCACCCACACGTTGTAGGTGCTCCAGTGGCGGAACATGCGCTTTGCCGCAGCCTCGGCCGCCAGGTACATGGGCAGCTCAAGCCGCATGCAGTCGGTCTTGGTGTAGTAGCGCCCAGCCACGACCTCCGGGCCCGTTACCCCATTGCAGACAGTCAGCGGCTGACCCTTGCCCACCTTGTCCACGTAAGGCGTGCCGATGTGTCGGCCGCTGCTCTCGTAATAGGCGCCAATGTCCATGGCGAGCAGCACCGCCTCGGATGGCTGGGGCTCCCCGGGTGGCAGCATGCTGGCAGCGCCAGCCCCCAAAAGCATGATGGTCAGCGCGGTCTGAACCAGGCGTTGTTTGAGGATGGAAGGCATGCTCATGGCGCGCCGTCCTTTCCGCAGGCCTCGCGGGCCCGCTGCTGCAAACGCTGGCGCTCCTGGTCACGGAGATAGTCACGCCGCCATTTCCAGATCAGGAAAGAGGCCTGCAGCGCCACAAACGCAATGGAAGCAAGCACCAGCCAGTCGCTCAGCGGCAGGCCGGCAAGGCGAAAGCTCACTGCAGTGCCCGCGCCAGGTGTTGCCTGGTAGGCAGCGCCAGCAATGTCCTGTTTTTGCTCTGCACTCAGATGCTGGTGAATTCCCAGCAGGCCCAGCCATGCGGTAAGGATTTTCTTCATGCTGCAGCCCCTCCTGTATGAGAGGTTGCGGCATGTCCGTATGCGGCCGGCGCCGTTGTGTGTGTGATGGGCATCGAGGCTCCTTGGTAGGAACCGCACGCCCCGGGCAGTGAGTGTGTGGGCGCATTATCTTCACGCCCACACCTCGCATCAAGGGGCTGTGGTGCCCCCTTGCGCTTCCGCCAAAGACTGCCGCACGTTCGCGCGAATGGACTTCGGAGCGGCTGCCGCAACACGCTCGGCCTTGGTCTGGCGCATCTTGATCACCCGCTGACGCACCGAGCGCCTGTCAATAAACACCGGGCTTTCCGGGTTTCGACGGTTCCAGGCCTGCTGGCGCTCACGAATCTCGGCCTGGCGCTCCACGTCCTTGTCATAGACGGCCTGGGCCATGTCTGCAGTCAGGCGCTCCTTCATGGCGCGGTTCTGCCCGATCAGGTTCTGCTCGGTGGCCGTGGCCTCCTGCGTCTCCGCAACGGACTTGGGCTGGAAGCCGACAGCCTTTGCCACTGCCTCGCCCAGCGTCACATCGATCACCTTTCGGCCCTTGCTGTCCTTGTAGATCCCGCTGTCGGCCATATCCACGCCCTTAGCCAGATTGCGCACGGCAGTGGGCGATACCTCGAGAGCAGCGCCAGCAATATCCCCGGTGAGCGCCTTGCGGGCGCCTGTGGCGGCACGCTGGATCAAGTCACCCGCCGGTCCGATGATCTCCAGCATGTCCCGGCTGTGGTCGCGCTTCTCGAGGAACAGGCCGGTACCGGGGATGAGGTTGCCCATACCCAGGCGGCCGGAAATGTCCACCGGTGCGCCAGGCAGACCCGACACGCCCTGCTCGATGAAGTCAGCCAGCTCCTTGCCCAGCACGTCCTGCATCAACTGCTTGCGCCACTGCTTGACGCTCATGCTGTAGCCCATCAGTTGCCCGCCGGCATCAATCAGGTCTTCGATGTCTTCAGCGAACGGCAGACCGCCCGCGCCGCCCATCAGCATCAGCATGGCGATTGACCAGCCTACGGCGCGCTTGCCTTCCTTGCCGCCCTGTGTCCACATGCGCTGCATCAGCTCCAAGTAGGACACGCTGTAGGTCTTGAAGGTGAACAGCGTGCCGCCGATGGTGCCGCGCGCCCATTGCGGTTTCACGGCCTTGGAATAGACAAACTGCGTATCCAGCACCGCCTTGCGCGCGAATGCAGAGGGGTTCTGAATGCCCTGCTCCTTTGCCAGACGGTAAGAGGCAATGAAGGTGCTGCGGCGGTTGAACTGCTCGGCCAGGGCAAATGGCTGACCCCAGGCCACCTTGGTGCGCTCCCATGCATTGGCAGCCGTTGCTCGAGCATTCCCTGCAGCCGTCCCATCACCAGCGCGCAGCGCTCCGGAGCCGCGGGCCTGCGACATCAGCTGATGGATTTCCTGGGGGCTCAAAGTGCCATCATCTTCGGCTGCCTTTAATGCCTTGGCCAGGTCGGCCTCGTACTGGAAACCCTTGGTACCCATATCCTTGAGCGCACGGGCCAGCTGCGCCCCGGCCTTCTTCATGCCCCCGTACTGGCTCAACCATGGCAGCGTCACCTGGAAGGGCTGGGTCATGTTCACGAATGCCGAAGCCAGCGAGCCGCCCAGGTACTGAGCGAACAGCATGCCGCGCACGGCCTGCCCCTCTTCCTGGGGATCCTGGATGTAGCTGCGCAGGCCCATGGCCAGGTCCCTGAGCTCGCCCTGCTCCTGGGGGATCGCTTGAATCGCCTTGTCCAGCGTGCCCGCGTTCAACCCGGCCGCCGCCTGGCGGGCATTGGAGTAGACGAAGTTCGCCACCACCCGGCCCACGTCCTCAGAAAAGCCGGCCGTGCCTTTGCGGTGGATCATCCGCTTGAGCGCGCTGTGGTTGTTCTTGGTGAGCTTCAGATATTCCTGGAATGCCTTGTCCTGGGCCGCGTTGCCTTCGGAGTCCAGGCCCAGCATGTTGCCGAACAACTCCAGGCTTTCGGGTGTGACCCCTGCGAAGAGCTTGTACACCTGCTGGCTGATGGTGCCCTGCTCCACTTTCGCACCAGGGAAAGCGAGGCGGAAATCCCGCTCCGCTCGGTTGGAGTCGCGCTTGCTCTCGTACATGCCGAAATACAGGCGCTCCCCCGATGGGTCCACCACGTCTACAAAGTAGCGCCCGAAGCGCGACAGAGGGGCATAGCCGGATTCCTGCAGAGCCTTGGCATCCTCCAGGCGCTTGCGGATCTGCTGCATCTGGATCGCCAGGCGGTCGCGGTTGTCAGGCACAGCCTTGGCGTCCTGCTCCAGCATGTCCAGCAGCAGCTGGGCTGCGCTATCCAGGGATGGCTGCTCGAGCACGGCATCACGCATGGCTGCGTACTCATCGCCCAGGGTTCGCATCATGTCGGCGCGGGCCGTCATGTCGATGGAGCGATCAATGGCCGCGCGCGCCTCGCGGTACAGGCTGATTTGATCAGCGGTCGCGCCGAATTGCGATTGCAGCTCTTTATCGCTCCACACTACGCCAGCCTTGAGAATCTTGCTCTCAAAACGGGAGTTGATCATGTTTTCGTACTGCTGCGCAGGCAGGCCTTGCCACATTGCGAGCACGCCGGCGTCGATCCGGTTGGCCTTGAGCAGCATGGCCGCCTTGTTGTGCGCGCTCAGGTTGGCGTACTTCTTGGCCAGATCCTCCACCAGGACGGCCTGGCCGTTGAGATCGCGGCCCCACAGCAGGGTCCCCTCAAACAGCGGGCGGGCAACGGCCTTGTTGTCAGCGGCTGATACCGGACGCTTGCGGTTCTTGCCCACGATGTCGCCCATGCTGTCCACGCGCGGCAGGATGCGCGGCGCCTGGTCGGCTGCGTCGTTGGCGAGCATGCTCACATCGTCGATGTTCTGCCGCGCGGATTCGTAGACGGGTTTGAAAAACGGGTTGCGCTCGGCCAGGTGGCGCATGGTCCCCACGGTCTTGTCCCACCAGGAGACTTTGCCGGGGTGGCTCAGGATGCTGTCGATCTGGGAAAGCGCGCTGTCCTTGATGTCGGCCAGGCGCGAGCGGCTGAAAAGCGGGCCGTCGCTTACTGCTCCCGGGCCAGAATCGCCCTGATCTTGTCGCGCGCGTCCGCGTCGTCCTTCTTCAGAGATTCGATCTCGGAGTCGGTCAGCCGGTTCGTAGCGTGCGAGATAGCGGGCTTCCGACTCGGTGAGCGAGTCGAAGCCGTAGCCTGTTGCGGCGCGGAATTCGTTTTCGAGGTCACCATGTTTTTGTCGGAGGGAGGCCAGGGTTTCTACAGAGGGCTGAATTTTTGCACTGTACTGCTTGCCGGTCAATGCAATGACCCCGGCCACGGTACCGCCGCCATCACGAATATGGCTGGCAAGCGCTGCAAACGTACCGCCCTGGGTCAGGGTGTCATCCAGCAGCAGGTATGAACCAGGCTCTACGGCACCTTCAAAATCTACAGGCGCAAAGAGGCGATCCAATCCGTCCATGCCGGTGCGGCGTGCACGGTTGGCCTGAACAATATCGAAGGCGGTATCAAGCCCCAGGCGCAGGGCCAGCACTTCGGCAGAAGCGCGCGGGATCTTGTTACGGCCTGCCGCTTCCTCTGCGGCCACTGGCACCACCAGCGGCTTGGAATCCCCGATTGCGGCCTTCACCTTGGCTACAAGCTCAGGCGTTACCAGATCCTTGGCAAGGCGCACGGCCGCCTCAATGTCTCCGCCCTTGGCCGCTGCATAGTCAGGATGCGATGAGGCAGAGCCCAGAGTGCTGCCGATGATGGCATCTGGCATGCTGGTCGCGCTGGTGCGGCTGAATGCAATGTCGCGCGCCATTCCAGCGCCAGCACCACGCTCCACCCAGCCCCGTGCGGGCAGGATATAGGCTCGAATGAGCTCGTCATCTGTCACCCGCATTCCCTTGAAGCCGGGCACATGCTGGCGCAGCCAGGAGCGGATCGCAGCCACTGCTCGGCGCACAAAGCCCATTTCCGGGCGGGTCTGGGCCCATTCAGCCAGCACCTCCTCGGCAGCCTGCAGGCGGTGCGCCGGCTTGTCGTAGTCCAGACCATACTCGGCCGCCTTGCGGCGCACGTCACCACGGCGCACAGCCACGATCTGCTCGAGCACGCTATCCAGGCCGGTACCGAACACACCGCGCAGGCCATGGTGGCCCAGCGCCTCATGCATCAACACCCGGGCTACATCCTTGTCGGTGTGCAGCTGGCTGGCCAGCAGATAGGCCTTGCCCCCGTAGTAGAAGCCCTCGGGATCACCATCGGCCCCACCACTGCGCTGTGCCTGGTCAGCCCGGCGCGCAGCTGCTGGGATTGCGGGGTCCGCCATGTCGTACACCACCGTGACCTCGGGGCCATTGGCCCAGCCCGCGCGAATGGCATCCACGGTCTTCTGTACCGCGCTCACAGCCTCCGCCCGGGCCTGGGCCACGGGCTGACCGTCGTTCATGGCCTGCAGGAAGCCCTCCACATCGAAATCAGCGCCAGCACCTTCATCTGCAGAGGAACGGCGGAAGCTTGCAGCTTGCTCCGAATCTGAATTGGCGGCCAGGACGGGCCCTGCCTTGAGTTGGCGCGCATCGGGGGGAGTGGAATGGGTTCGCTCCCCCTCGTTCGGCTCATTCACCCATGCGTCGCCCTCCTTACGCACTGCTTGCACCTTTACGCTCCAATGCCCATCAGCATCGGGCGCTGTGTAGGCAATCACACGGTCATGCCCCCCGTAGCTCTTGACGATGTTGCCTGGGGAGAAGTAACCAGCCCGGGCCTGCTCGGGATCGGCCGCCTTGGTAGCGCGCGACTTGAGTGCCGACGTTGACTTTGCAGCCGGTGCCAGCTCATCAGCCGTTGTTGAGTAGCCTGTGGCCAGCGCGTTATCCCCACGAACAACCACCCGGCCTGTGTCGGAGACGCTTTCCACGGTTCCGCTGTTGCCCGCGTACAAGCCATTGGTGATTTCAACTGCCATTCCCACCGAAGGAGTGAATGCAGCGTCGCTACGCTCTGCACCTGCAGCCTTTGAATCGACAGCGCCCCCACTGGTGCTGCTGCTGGGAAATTCGTGGGCGGCCTCCAGCAATTGCTCGATGGGTGCATCCAGGCGGATCGTCTTCACGTCCTTGCCCTGCTCGCGCGCTGCCATCCATTGGTGGTGGCCGTCCAGCACATGCCCGTCTTGTGAAACCAGAATGGAGCGGTCGCCGCCCTCGTAGCCCAGAGCCTTCTTCACCTTCTCGCGCGAAAACTCGGCCTGCGTGGGCTTCAGGCTCGCGGCGGGCACGGTTTCCTCCTGGTGCGCAATGCCACGGGCGTTCATGAAATTGACCATGGCACCGCGGTGCTCGGCCTTGATCTGCGGCATCTGGGCGCGGGGAACGGCCTTGGTACCCGATTCGGGGGTGAATGCGGCCCAGCCGTTGCCCAGATCCTTGCCCTCGACCTTCGGGGCCGCCTGTTGCGCATTCTTGATGCTGGATGTGAGCAGAACTGTCCCGCCCTTGCCCGGCTTCATCACGTATCCCGGATCGTTGCGTCGGGAGGTCTGAGCACGGAGCACGGATTCCGGGATTTCCTCACCAGCCGCAATCGTCACTTCGGATCGTGGATGCTTTGGATCCAGCAATTCAGCAACCTGGGCTTCGTAGTCGGTGGGGGAATCCGTGGTGCTTGCCGGGCTGTTTTTTGGTCCCTTGCCCCCCGTCGCGTCATCGTTATTTTTCTGTCCGGCGCTATCCGCTACCGAACTCATAGCACTCAGCACCTTTTCGCGGTTGCCGGCGCTCATCTTTTCCCAGGGCTTGCCCTCCAGGTTCTGGCGAATGACCTTTGCCATCTTGGGCACGGCCGCCAGCACGGCGCGCTGCGCATCGGGCTGCATAGCATCCCATCGAGCGCCAGCGTCCTGGTCGGCCTGGGCCACCTGCTGGCGCTGGGCGTTCCCTTCCCGGGCAATCTGCCGTGCTTGTGCCTGCCAAGCCCCGAATCCTTCCTCATCCATGGACGGGATACCCAGCGACGTGCGGATCCAACGAACCGCTTCTCTGCGGGCAGTGGTGACATTCTCGTTATTGAGTTCGGCATTGCGGTCCACAGTCCGAAACAGCTCAGGTGGCACTCGGTTCACCACCTGCTGCGCTACCAGCCCTTCTGCCGAATAGTCGTAAACCGCCTGGGTAAGCCCATCCCGGTCCCCAATGTCACGCATACGGTTCGCTTCTTCTGCAGCCAGTCCCTTGATGTCCACACGGGGCAGCTGTGGACGGCCGGAAGCCAATGGTGCAGCAGTGGGGGCGTCGGGTGCGGGGCTGCCCGTGGGCTGCACCTGGCGCACGACATAGCCGCCCTCCACCTTCACAGGCTCCCATCCAGCGCCAGCCGCCTGGGCCGCTTTCACGGCTGGCAGCTTCACAGTGAAAGGCTTGCCCTGTTTGTTCAGGATGTCGGGGGCGGTCTGGGCCACGCGCGCCGCGCGGTCTTGCTGCGCGGCCAGCTGTGCCTGTGCATTACCTTCGCCTTCAACCTGGTCGACCTGCTCCCGGGCTGCTGCCGCCTCCTGCTGCGCCTGCTGGATGTTCTTCAGCCGGCGCTGCTCGTTCGCCTCCTGAATGTCTGCCGGGCCGCCCTTGGCTGCATGCTCGGGCAGCTCCGTGGGGTTGGGTCGGTACTGACGGCCAGCCCAATCGGCAGCGCGGGCGTCCGCTTCTGTAGCCTGGTCCTGCAGATCCGCCATGCGCTGGGCCGGGGAGAGCAGATCCAGCTCCTGCTGCAACGCTGTACGCTGGGCCAGGGCCTCATTGGTCCATCCCTGATTGCGCCCCATCAGGCTCAGAAAATTCAGGTGCTCCTGGATCTGGCCGGCGCGCTCCTCGGGTGAAATCTCCCCTGTTTCCGCATCAACCCCTTGTGCAGCAACCTCGGGGCGCTCATTATTTTGAGTTCCGAGAGCAGGCATTGCTGGCGCTGCCTGCTGCGTCGCAGCGGCCCCCAGGTTGGCAGCTCGAGACAATGCGCCGCGCTCCGGTACCACTGGCGCAGGCGCTGGCTCTGGGGGAACGAACCCGGGTGCATGCGGCACGGGCGTCACATCCAGGATGTCCCCAGAATCAAGGCTCTGCCTGCGCGCAGCTCGAGCCTCCAGATCCTGCTGGGCCTGTGCATTGCGGTCCTCGCTGGTGATTGCATTGCCCGCGCCATCGACCTGAATCACCGGAGCGGGCAGCGCCAGCATTTCTGTCTCGGGCAGAGGTGTTTGTCCAGGCACCTCGGTCATGTCCACGAAACTGCCGTCAGCGCCGCGCTGCAGCACCATATTGCGGTCTTCTGCCGTCCTGGCCACACCAGTGCCGTCCACTGTGATCGTGGGAGCGGGCAGAGCAAGCGGCTGGGATGGCGCCCCAGACTCGGCAGCGCGCCGGTTGATCGCCTCGTCCAGCGGATTGACTGCAGTCTGACCAACCCCATGCCCACCGGTAAGCAGCGAAGTGCCTGCGCCCGTCATGCCCCCCAGCGCAGCGCCCATGCCGGCGGCAGCGGCCACCCCCTTGGATGGGTCGATACTCGGATCAAAGGGCATCGCCGCGCGCTGGCCCTCGTATTGGGTAACCCCCTCCTCCACAGCCTCCTGGGCGGCTTCGCTCAGGCCAGTCTTTGCCGCACGCGCAGCTGCACCACCGCCAAACCCCTTGGCTCCAGCCAGCAGGCTTTCTGCACCAAAGGCACCACCCACGCCGCCCACCAAGGCCGGAATTACGCTGGCTTGGCGTGCAGCAGCCGTCGCCTCTTCCTCCGTTGCACCCGCCTTGATAGCCAGGTCATAAGCGGTACCGGCAGCATCACCGCCAGCCATAGCAGCGCCAGCAGCCACGCCACCTGCACGGCCAGCGCGCTCGATGCCTTTGGCGCCCAGGCCTGCAGCACGGGCAGCCATGCCTGCCCCCTTGACCGCAGCACCAGGGCCCACAAAGGAACCTGCAGCCTGCGCGGCAGCCAGCAGCGGGTTCTCGACGATGTAGCCGCCCACAGCCCCCAGCTCGCCCATCACCCCATCAGCGTTTGCCACCCCCTCGCGGAATTTCTTCTTCGAGGCCTTGACCACATCGCTCTGGGACTCTTCGCCGGCCTGGATGATGTTCTTATCAATCCAGCCCGATACCGCATTGCCTGGCTTGATGAAGTTGGCTGCTGCAGACACGCCACCGGCAGCGGCATTGGCAGCTTCGATTACCGTGTCGTTGGCCACGGCCAGCAGGCCGCGACTTTTGGGTGCTTCAGCCGTTGGAGCGGGCTGCACATCTTGAGGGTCGTACATACCGCTGAAGAACCCATCGGGAATGTCCTTCAGCGTTACCGATTCATAGGGGAGCTTCGGAGTCTTCTTGCTTGCCATCTGGATTCCTTTATTGGTCACGTACGGACGAACCGCGTTTGAGGGCTTCAGCCCCGGCTCCGATCTGACGCCTCTGTGCTGCGCGTTCTGCTTCCCGCTCGGCGTCGCGTGCTTCCTTTTCCTGGCGCTCCCGGCGCTTTTTCTCGCTCAGCTCGGCTTGGCGTGCTGCAACAGCCTGGGGACTGCTTCTGTCCAGAAATTGCTGATAGTTCGCACGACTTGCCGCCTCCTGTTCTGCGATCGACAAGGTGCCTGCTGTCTTCGCCTGGACTACCGGAGCTTGCATCCCAATCGGCGTGGCAGCGACTGGCTTTACGGAAGACTTTTCTGAGGCTTTCTCCGGGGAAGCGAATCCCATGCGCTCCAGCTGTTGTGCGGTTATCCCCTTGGCGATCACCTGCTTATATGTGTCTGCATACGCAGCGGGATCGTCCTTGACGGAGTTCAACGCGCTTGAAACAGCAGATGCAGCCAAGCGCTGCTGGTTGCCATTGACAGCTGCTCGGCGCATTGCTTCAAAATCATTCTGGGCGTACTGGGCGACCTGCTGCTGGGTCATTGGCTTTCCTTTGTCAGCAGCAGCATCCGCAGCTTTGGCGGCGCGGTTGTATGCCTCTCCCATGGCCTGCTTAGGATCAAAGCCATAGAGAAGATCGATCTCCGGAGCTGCTCCGGCAGCTTTGCCAGACGCTTTGCCGGCGGCAATAGCCAGTTGCTGACTCCGGTGGCTGATGTCCGCATTCAGCCTGCGCTCATTCAGCGCGTAATTGCGGTCGTCGTTCGCCTGTGCACGCTGGGCCTGGGCATCGCGGTGCAGGATGTCCATGTACTGGATCGCATCCAGCCCCTGCCAATAGGGCATGACAGCACGGGACAATGCCTCCTGCGTGTTCTCAACGGCCGCCCCCATCAGGTTCTTCTTGCCCTCGCTATCCAGGGTGTAGAACTGCACCTTCCCGTCTTTGCCCGTGTCGAAGCCCACCTGGGCGCCGTTCACCAGATTGGAGCGGTCAAAGAAGCTCTGCAACCCGGCCGCCCCGCCACCCATGGCCTGCATCAGCCGCGCGTTCGCATCCTTGGCGGCCCGGGCCTTGATACCGTCGTCCAACTGCATCCGCGCCGCCTGTCCCTGCATCGCATTGCGGTCCACCTCCATTGCCTTGTCCACCTGCCCAGCGCCGCGATAGGCCGCAACAAAACGGGCATTTGTCGCTTCGGGGCTGGAATATTGCTTTGCCGCCGCATGCGCCTCGGCTGCGGAATTGAATGTCTTGTTCACCCCGCCCGGCGCAACCATGCGAAACACCTGCGGGGTCGCCTGCGCTGGCATCTGAGTGCCCACCTGCCCTGCCATAGTCGTAGCTGTCGCGCTTTGCGTTGCAGGCTGCCCCGTGCCGCCTAGTTGCGCCGCAGCAATCGCTGGCTGCTGGCGCAGCGGGGCGGGGATAGGCGGGCCCGCGCTCTGGTCCCCCACGTCCCCCTCCACAACCTCAGCAGAACCTTGAGCATTCTTGAGGTTGGTATTCAGCGTATCTGCCTCTGCCTGCTGCTTACGCCAAACATCGCGCTGTTCGTTTTGGAATGCCTGGTCTTCTG